TGGTGCAGGGTGAGAGACTCGAACTCTCATGCCATAGGCGTCGGGTCTTAAATCCGGTGTGTCTGCCAATTCCACCAACCCTGCATTGTTGCCACATAAACGAGTGCAGCGACCTAGTTCACCAACCCCAATCCGAGTCGCAGGGAGGGCAGGGAGGGCAGGGAGGGCAGTGAACGTGAGTCTCTGACCGCGCACTCTGTGAAGCTGCATAAATGGCTGCAGCAGTGCCCATTAAACCTACCGCAAGCACAGATAATTGGATAACTCTATCCGTGCTTGGGGTAAGAGCTAAAATTGCTTTGGTGAAGGTCATGATGTTTGCTCCAAGTAAAAAAAATTGCCAAGTGAAATTGCCAAGTAAAATTCGCGGGTAAAAAATATGATACCCGCGCTTTTCTATTTACATCTTTCTATTTACATCGCGGCTTTTCGCAGATTGGTCAACGGACGAATCTTGAGCTTGATAGAAGCAGGCTTTGCTTTGAACACAGTCTCTTCTTTCGTGAACGGGTTGATACCCTTTCGAGCTTTCTTCGCAGGAACGTGCGTTGCCGTAATCTTGAAAAATCCCGGAAGCATGAATTCGCCAGGCCCTTCGGTAGAAATGGCTTCGCTCATTACTTCTTGGAAAGCGTTCAGAGTTTCACGAACGTCACGCAGCGGCAAATCTGCGACTTTTGCAACCTTGTTAAGCATTTCCGTCTTGGTCATGCGTGCAGCTTGCTTTTTAACGGGGGCTTTCGTGGATTTCACGGCCTTTACAGCTTTTACCGGCTTTGCGACAACTTTGGCAGGAATACTCTTTTTCGTTGTCGGCACGGCAATGGGTTTCTTCAGCTTTTTGGTCTTTGCTGCTTCCGCGGTTTTTGCAGGCTTGACTTTCGTCTTTGCCGGGGCTGCACCGAGTTTTGCTTTCGTCTTTACCGGGAGTGCTGCTTTTACTGCGTGCTTTACCGTTTTAATGACTTTGATAGGTTTCATGTTACTTTTTCCAAAAAAGTTGATTGCGTAAGTACGCAGAAAGAAACTAGATACTTTTTACAGCCGTTTTCAAAAGCTAGAATGGTTGAATGTTGTAAGTAATGCTGCCCTCCAGGTCTTACAGCGTGAGAACGTAGTTTTTGAGTGAAGACAATCCGCGTTGCGCCCAAAAGATTTTCTTTTTGTCCAAGCGTTCAAGCGGTTCCGTAATTTGATGAGGCACCCACGGCAGGATAATTGCTTTCTGGCAATTGCGGAATTTGTGCGCCAACGAAGTTGCATCCACCCCGCTGCCATTTGCCCCGACCAAGAAGAAATCAAACCTTATATCAGAGCGGGTTTTCTTAATCTCCTCATAATACTGCGGCATTAGTCCAATAATCAGTACACGATCAGCGCGGACTCTTTCCACTGTATTAACAGAAGGCACTACTGGCTGTTTTGCAATTTTCTGGATTTTCGGTATAACGTGATAGTTTGCAAACAGAGTATTCAAGAATTCCTCAACAGAATTCGCGTGAATAGGTTTTTCAGCCCGTTCGTTAAATCCAGCAACAAGTGTGTCATGTGGAATACTGACGTGAATTTCTGTAGCAGGCTTAACTATTGGTTTCTCTACTTTCGACGATGCCAGAGAGAGCATTTTGATCTTTTCCAGACACGCGCGATTTTTATGCGAGGCCACCGGAATTTCCAAATCCTGCGCAAGTGTCAACGCGCAAATTTTAGTCATGCCCTCACCAATAAGGCGCTGTGCCCTGTCATGCACAAGTTGTTTTTGTTGCATAGTCCATCGGCTCATTTTGTGGTTCCAGAAACAGGGAGTTGATTCCAGCAGCCAGCAAGAATTTCTTCAAGCAGGCTTTCATCATCGCTTTCAATATCGCTTGCACCAGCCAGCTTTTCTTCAAGCGTCGGTACGGGGATTCTCGGTGCATCGACACGAAAGCATGAAGGGCAGGCAGGGTAGATGTGATAGAACATTTTATCAACCAGGGTGTTGCAGTAAAAACAGGAATATGCGTGCATGATTTTTCCTTTAACGGTGAAAAACGGAAGTAAACGGAATTGCGGGGTTTTCCGAGAGAAAACGGCTCCCGCAGCACAATTATAGCACAGTGTTTAGGGATACAGAAAATCGGTCATTTTTCAATTCTTCGCGCAAAGAGCTTTGTTAGCCTTAATACTTTACCGTCAATAGTGTCCNTTGACACCACAATTCGACGGATATTTTCGTCCACTGTAGCCCGGCGACTAGTTACCGACCGTAGTTTAGGTCTTTTAAGTACAACCACACCACTAATGACAAAATTTGACAAAGCAAGGATGGAGTTTGCGTCATTATGCACAGCATGTTGACCTGTTACTTGTACTACTCCATTCACTGTATGTGGTTTGCGCTCCGAAAAAATCCACGTGTGNGCAGCGGCAGAATAAAAAAGCCACTGAGCAAATGCAGGTGCATTACTCCAAAGCGCGCCGTCCAGATATTCCAAGTCTGCAATTTTCATNGTTTTTGAAAAACACAAATGTTTTCTCCAATTTTGTGTGGAATTTCAGTTTTTTGGCAAAAGCGCCATGCTTGGTTTTTGTACCGCGAAAAGAACCGTGGGAAAATAATGCCTGTAGAAATACGGGAAGCCGTAAACTTTCGGCAGTTCGCAACCGCTGTAATTTACAGCATTCCAATTGTGAGGTAATTTCATGCTCAATAATCAAATGTTGATGGAGCGTGCGTCCTTGCTCAACGTGGCAGACCAAAGTTCTTTTGTTCTGGCTGCCGCGCTACCGGAACTCCCAACGCAACAACGTGTGTCTGCTTATACCTGCAAAGCGTGCCACACTGAATTTGCGTCAAACTCTGGTAGCCGCCCGTACTGTGTTAACTGTGGTGCGGACGATGTAGAGCAAACGCCCGAAAATCAAGTGCCTGAAGTCCCGGAAGATGATTCCGATATGATGGCAGTGAAATGCAAGAATCACGAATGCGGTACCTACAACATTGTTCATTCCTCTTGGGGTGGCGTGCTGGATGGTGTTATGCACTGTGTTACTTGCGGAACTGTGCTGGCTTACGATAATCCGTTTAATGGCGGAGAAAAACGGCCTGCAGATACGCGCCCTGCCGAGGGTAAAAAAGGAACTGCCGCTGATACCCGTCCGAAAGATGGTAAAAAAGGTACTCCTGCTGATACGCGACCGAAAAATCTTGACGACGACGATGACGACATTGCCATCGAACACGCAGGGGATGACGAGGAATTTGAAGAACGGCCTTGGCGTCAGCAACAACAAGCTGCTGACGGGGACATGGAAACTGAAGAATTCCAGTCTGGCGACCCGGAAGATGTGAACGTTACCGAAGTCGAGCCTATTGCACCGGACTTTTCCGACGAAGAAATCACAGATTCGCAAGAAGCTGATTTTGACTCTGACGAACCCGAGCAAGAAGCCTGTGACGAGGAAGTTTCCATGTCGCTGTCTTCGGTGGTTCTGGCGAATGTCCCGCGTGCCAAGTTTGGTCTTATTTCTGACAATGACCGAATTCTGGCAACCTTGGGTGGTATCCACGTTGCAACACTGGATAAATCTTTCGCTGGTGCAAATGCCGATTTGATTCACACCAAGAGTTTTGCCCAAGCAATTGAGGCTATGGCAGCTTCCAATGGTAGCCGGGCAGCATTTGAGCATTTTGGCTTTAAGCCGGTTGTGCTCAAGTTTCCTCAAAAGCGCGTAGTCTCCGCGCTGGTGCGAAAGAAAGTCCAAGCTGCTGCAGAAGGTCTTAACGAAAAAGAAGATTCGATGCAAGATGATATGGAACAGTGCGTGGCAATTGCTGCTGCGGGTCTGAACCGTAATTTCTTCAAAAAGCACGAAAATGCTTTGCGCAAAGGATTTATTCAGGCTTTAACGACTGCCGGTGTGCGTAATGCCGAGCGTGTTGTTTCTGGTGTTTTCACTCGGCACAGCGACGACTATCACAGCACCCTGCTGTCAGTTGCCTCTGAGTTGATGAAAAAATCGGTGGCTGTTCGTAATGAACTTGCAGAGGCCATTAAAGATTCAAACCCTGCGGCAACCCCGCAACAGCAAGAAGACCAAGACGCCGAAGATGAAACTTTGGAATCGCGTGTTCTGACCAGTGTTCGTAAAGTTGATGACCGTTCTCAAGAACGAATGGTTTCGACTTCTTCCGTAAATTCAATCCGCCAATCGCTTGGTGGGAACCTCTTTTAAGGAGCTATAATGCTTTATTTTCCTCAAAGCCGTATCGAGTTGACGGTTGAGCGCGCGCTGGTGGCTGGCGCTGTGGTCAATGCTGAAGGTGCAGCGCTGGCTGGTCTAATCTCTGCCGCCATTTATGGCGTTCAACCCACTACCGGCACAAATGACATTTTTGCTGGCGTTGCAATCAACACCCCGATCAACCCGGTTTCGCTGCCGTTCCTGCAAACTACCATTGTTCCCGCAAACGGCATTGTCCAGCTGAATTACCTGCCGATTGCTGGCTCGATCCTCGTTATGCAGGGTGGCACTGCGTTCACGCAAGCCGCTGGTGGCACGGCACAAAGCGCTCTGACTGCAACTCAGTGGGTTGCTGACGCCGGTAATGCAGGCTCTTCGTTTGCTATCGACGTTAACGTGTCGAATGCTGGTACTACTCTCGTGGTTGCGTACCGTTATTCGCCTACCGTCATGGAAGCCATGATGCTGCAGGGCATGGTTCTTCCGGGTGGCCCGGCTGGTGCGTATCTCGGCCAAGTCGGTGTGGTTACTCGCGGTGATGTGTTTACCTCTGAATTTGATACGTCTGCCAACTGGAGCACTGCTGTCGGTGTGACCCTTGAAGCAAATGGTCTGTTCGGTGCCGCCGCAAGCGCAGCAACCGCAATTCATGGCGCGTCAATCATTGCCCTGCCTTCTAGCAGCAGCGCGTATCTCGGTCTGTACATCAATGTGCCCAATTAAGCATTGAATAATCAGGCACTTTGACAATCTTTCATAGGAGTTTTTTCCATGTATAAATTCAAGACCCCGGTTCTTGCGACGGAACTGAGCCGCGCTGTTGGAAGCGAGCGATTCGTTGCCAGCAATGGCGAAATTAACGCACAGTCCCGCACTGATTTGGCAAGACAAGTTGCTGCCTTTTTGGAGCAAGCCAGCAAAACTAATGCAGTGGTTACGGAAACTGCCGCCGAAGCGCAAAAGCGTGATGCTCGTCGCGCTGCTCTGGAAATGGCCTTCACTTCTGACCAAGCGCACCGTGAACTCGGTGAAGTTATTGCCGACGAACTGTACCAAGCTGCCAACCGTGAAGGCTTTATGCGTCGTTTTCTGGCTCGCCAGAATTTGAAGCAGGGCCAGTTCCCCTACGTCAAAATGCGTATGAAGAACGTCGTGGCAACCGTCGCAACTTCGCCGGTCATGGTGCAATCACAAATCATCCGTGATAATACCTACACGCCGCCGGAATTTTACGTCGTTGCTCGTCCTTTCGTGGAAGAGCGTGAAATTCAACAATCGCCTGGTGATGTGCTCGACGAAAAGTATCAAGAAGCTCAAGAAGCTGTAATGGTTGCAGAAGACCGTCTGTGGCGCAAAATGGCTCTGTCCACTGTGAACAGCGCCAACCCGCAAACGGCTTTTGTCGGCACGATGACTGCCGGTGGCCTGATGACTCTCCGTAATCAAGTGAGCCGTTGGAACGTGCCTGTGACTTCGCTGCTGATCGCCAATGACGTGTGGACTGACATTGTTGCTGACCCTTCATTCCAGAACAACATTGACCAAGTTAGCAAGTATGACCTGCTGATGACCGGAATGTTGGGTGAAATGTACGGCATGACTATTGTTTCGGACGCATATCGCCACCCGGAACAAAAAGTGCTGAACCAAGGTGAACTGTTCGCTATCGGCGACCCGGTGAACCACGGCCAGTACACGGATCGCGGCGGTATTACTTCGCAGCCTACCGACATTACCACGGAAAAGATTCCCGGTCGTGGATGGGCATTCTCCGAACTCATGTCGATGGTCGTGGCGAACCCGCGTAGTGTTGCCTACGGTATCCGTTCGTAAATAGTCACAGCTTTTTCCTCCAACTGGCGCAGCACTCTCTTGATAGTCTCCTCTTGGCTGCGCCAGTTTCTTTTTTTCATTTTTGAAAGGATTACAAAATGCCGTATTTTCGCAGTCTTGACCACCTGCTGGCCGCTGCTGAGTTTGCCGCAGTTGGTCGCACTAACGCCGCTGCTCAAAGTCTTATTCGTGCCACCGAAGAACCTGATTTCGACGACATGAAGGACGAAGTTAACGAACAGCAAGCTGCTGAGGAACAGCAGCAACAGCAAAAACCGCAGCAACAGCAAAAACTGAGCGCTGCGCTGGCTCGCCGTATTGTTGCTTCGGAACAAACCGACGACATGGAATCAGGCGATGAAGATGAGGACGAAGAACAGAAGGAAAGCGCTTCTGCTCGCTTGCGTCGCAATCTGGCTTCGCGGTACTAAAAGTCAACGCTAGTTGATAAAACCCGGCTCCAGGTGGCACTTGGTGCCGGGTTTTTCATTTGGGGGAATAGAAATGGAGTTGCCTGATTTATCAATAATGATTATCCGTGGTGCAGTTCAACAGTTGGGGGCACTATACAAGCTGCCACCAGAGCAGGTAAATTTCTATTCTTCCACGAATCGGCTTCAATTGGCAATGAGAATGCGTGAACTATTGACAGGTGAAAATCAGTCAATTAAGTGGCCGCAAATGTTTGTACACTCAAACACGGTAACTCTCGGTGAACAGGGTACAAACACAGCATACTCACCAAAGCAGTTGGCACGACATGGGTTGTACCTTCAAATTAACGATAACCAGACAGCCGTGGGAAACATGAAGTTAACTCCCGCAGTTTTTGGGCTGGAAGTCGTTTTCATGTCTGACGACTTTTTTAAGGCATTTAGCTTTGCGACAAGTTGGGTGTTGAATAGCATTAAAAATGCTTTTAATTTTTCGTTAACGTATGCAGGAAACAACATTGACATTCGCGTAGAAGCTGACCCTGCAGTAAATACCCCAGATCGTGATGAGGCAGTAAATCATCCAAACGTGTACGAGTATTCCACTAATTTGACAATATGGGGATACATTGGGGATGCCAGTATTTCCACAGTCCCCGTCCTTAATCAACTTGCGGTAGGAACCATACCGAGTATGCCACCTAGTTCAGCGCAGCAAACAATAACACGCGGAGTTGCAATATGAGCATGTCCACTGAATTTGGACTAGTACCTGGGGTTTATAATGTGTCACCACAGACAAATCCCGGAAAAACGTTGGTGGTTGATTTATCCTGTTTTATTGCAGGTGCTCGATCTACCCGTAATGTACTAAAAACAAGAAACACGGCACAGAATTCTGGTGGCGGATTTACGCAAGAGGCATTTGAATTACCCGCTGCTGCTACAGGGCAAGCACCATCGCAAAAAGTGATTGTTGCACCNACTAATGTTGCTACCGTTGTTAGTAGCGATTTGCCGGTGCATATTATTTTAACCACCAATAATGGTACTTTGGATTTGGGCCTTAATACGCTGTTTGTGATTACGAACAGTGTCGTAAGTCTCAATTTTATCAACGATGCAGGGATTGGTACTGCCAATGTCAACTGCTTAATAATCTGAGGTTCTAAAAATGACTATCGAAGTCACGAATACGTATCAATATCAAGTTGCCGTGTCGTTGGATACGGCAGCAGGAAAAGATACCGATTCAGTTCACATCATGCCCTACGCGACGGTAAAGTTACCTCTTGGAAGCTCGGTAAGCCAAAATGCACTAGCTGGGCATCCTCGATTGGTAATCGTGGACACACAACAAGCAGGATAACTTTCACGAGGTAATCATATGTCAAACAATTCAAGTAACGTTTATTTGAGCGAACTAGACCTTAGCCAAGTTGTCGCAAATGCGATCAACTCTAGCGGGGGTATCGTGTTCGCTTCGTCCAAAGGCCCACTCGGCTTGCAGTTTATTACAAACACCAAACAGTTTGTGTCAATGTATGGAGCACCAAACCCTCGGGTGTCATACGGTCACTATGCAGCTTTGGCATTTCTGCAGCAAGCGAATCAACTCTATACAGCACGAGTTGTAGGTGCAAACCCCACTACTGGCGGCGCAGTTTTGCAAAGTCTTGCGTTAAACACGGATTCCTTGTTTAACTATCCGCTGGCAAACCCGCTGTCTTTTTCGCCCACGCAACAGATTAACGGATCGACAACGTACACGCAAAACCTGGCGTATTTTTATGCAATTGGCCCCGGAAGTTATGCGGCCAACGTGGCGGTGCAAGTGCAAAGCCAAAATATGCTGCCGCCTACCGGTCTAGCATATACACAGCCGACCGCTGCGCAAGAACTCTCGCAGTCAAATCAGATAATTACTAATCCCATTGCAGTAACTTTGGTGGGAAATACGAACATTGCGCCTTTGACTGGTACGACAACGATTAACGGAACAGCCCCGACAAACGGGCAGAATGTTTTGTTAATTGCCCAAACCACAACAGCGCAGAATGGTATTTGGACTGTTAATACAACTGGAGCCTGGGTACAAAATACTGCAGCAACGGTTGCCGCTAATACGTCATCAAATCCTGCCATCCTATACAAAGTCACGAACGCATCAACAAATACCTGGAACACATTTACTTGGGTTCTCGGTGGCGTTACTGTGCAAAATGGTGACTCGGCTCTATTCTTGGGACAGACAAACGCCAGCCAAAATGGCCTTTATTCGTTTTCTTCTGCTACCGGGATTTGGGCAGCAATTTTGCCAGCACCGACACAAGTGGTGGTTGCCGGTCAGTACCTGTATAACAATGTTGGCGGTACGTATGTGCAAGACACCACGTTTACTGGTTCGGCGCTGGCGGCTGGTTCATACAATTACTATGTGACCGCAGTAAACAGTGTGGGTGAAACACTTTCTACACCCATTGCTGTAACAATTGTAGGCAGTAACAGCTATGCAACGCTCACTTGGAACCCTGTCGCTGGTGCGTCTTCGTATAACGTGTACGGCAGAACAACGAATAGCGTTGGTTATTTAGCATCTGTAACGTCGCCGACGTTTAACGACTACGGTACTATTACACCTACTGCACGCACATATCCGACTACTTACGTTGGAACGCAGTCATTTTCCGTGTTGGTGTTTGACGCAACAATCAACCCGTCGCTCCCGCAAGAAACATTTATTGTAACCTTGCAAAACAACGTGAATGGTTATGGTCAACAAACCGAGTTGGCGTCCGTAATCAACAATGTCACATCAGGGTCAAAGTACATTCAGGCAGTAAACCCGGCTGTCGGTTACGCCACAGTGCCGCTGCTTTACACAACACCAGCAATGGCACTGTCGGGTGGCAGTTCTGGTGCTGCGGTGACTGATAGCTCCATTATTAACGGTTATCAGGCACTTGCATCGAAAGAGATGGTAAAAGTCAACATGCTGATTAACGGTGGGTATTCTACACCTGCTGTTCAGTTGGCAATGGATTCTCTGGCGCAATCACGTCAAGACTGCACAACAATTCTGGACGTGCCGTCAAGTCAGCAAACGTCTTCGGCAGCGGTGAGTTATCGCATCAACTCGCTGAACCTGAACTCGAATTACTCGGCGCTGTATTCACCGGACGTTCAAATTCTGGACACCTACAACGGCCAAATCATTTATGTGCCGCCGTCGGGCTATGTCGCTGCGCAGTATGCGTATAACGACAACGTGCAGAACCCGTCGTATGCACCTGCTGGTTTGAATCGTGGCATCCTGAACGTGCTTGGCGTGCGTGTAGTTTATGACCAGGGCGACCGCGATTTGCTGCAATCCAATCAGGTTAACTATATCCGAAAGTTTCCGGGTCAGGGTTACGCAATTATGGAAGCAAGCACACTGCAGACTAAAACTTCTGCATTGTCGTTTATTTCTGTGCGCCGTATGCTCATTGTCATGGAAACGGCAATGGAGAATGCCCTGCTGTACACACTTTGGGAACCTGCTGACCCGGCAACCGAAGCGCGTATTGTGGGAATGCTGAACGACTACTTGTTTAGNCTNAAGCAAAATGGTTCAATNCAAGACTATAACGTGGTGTCCAATGGTTCCAATAACCCGAATAATGACCTGAATCAGGGTATTCTGCATGTGGATGTGTACATTCTGCCGACCTTGCCAGTTCAACGGATACTTCTTCGCACGATCATCACGAAGCAGGGGTTGAGTTTCCAAGAAGCTGCGCTGTTAGCGGCGTAATTTGTTGAATCTCTGTACCTTTTTGGTACAGGGATTCTCATTAACAACCCCATAATGGGGATTTTTACTAAGGAGTATTTTCATGGCACGAGTTGGTCTTGCTGATATTAACAGTTTACCTGATCCACTACAGAGCTATCAGACGGAATGGTATATCCCAACAATTCCGGGTGCTGGTGACGGTAAGGGTCTAAAAATTCGCTGCAAGTCGTTCCCCATTCCGGGCGAACAAAAGGACGANGTTGAGGTAACATTGCACGGTGTTACGCTGAAATATGCTGGTCGCACCACGTACTCGCACGACATGCAGTTGTCTTTCATTGAAACCCGCGATGTTTACGTAATGACCCGTCTTAAAGGCTGGTTGCAGTATTCCCGCGACATTATCAACACGGCTGGTACGTATAAGAGCCAATATGCTGCTACCTCCTTCATCTACCAATACGATGATGCCTTAAATGTAGTCTCCACGACAAAAATCTACAATTCATTCTTAAAGACGATGGATGACATATCCACAGACGGTAGCGCGAGTACACCTATTGAAATCAGCGCGACCATTTCGTATGACTGGACGCAGTTAATTCAGGGCTTTGCTTCTTAAAATACTGGCGTATTTTATTTTCCAGAGTGTTTAATTCTGGTAATGCAATTCGTAAGGGAGGAAATAAATGGCAAGCCTTTTTGGATTTTCTGGAATTGCGGGTGCTCTGGCAACCGGACTAGAAACCAAAGCGGTTGGCGTAGCAAACAATTTCATCGGGCAGGGTATAAATAAGGTTGATAGCATGATAAACGATAAGCTCGGAGCGGTTTTTGGCTCCGGG